AACAGTACGCGAGTCGTCACAGTTGTTTGTCGTAGGCCTAACAGAGAGAGGCCCTTCAGACGAGCCTGTACTCATCCAAAACCTGGGAGAGTTCGAGGACGTGTTTGGCGGATACCTTACAGGCACCTACACTCACTCAACAGTGGAGACATTTTTTGAAGAAGGCGGTACGCGCGCTTATGTTGCGAGAGCCGTTGGCTCAGCGTCTGCAACAGTAGGAAGCATCGTGCTCTACGATTCCGCAGAGCCAGTCATCACGCTTACCGCAAACGGAGCGGGGGCATGGAGTTCTGACGTTGAAGTCGTAGTAACACAGCCCACAGCAGGAAGCACATTCAAGATTGACATCTGGTACGACGGGGCACAGAAGTACTCAACAGGAACCGTATCTACCGCATCTCAGGCAGCAGGCAGAATAAACCTGAGCGCAATAGCTCAAAGATACGTAAACGCCACGGTAAATAATACGACTCTTATCCCAGATGCCGCTGCTTTGACCGCACTCTCTGCTGGCAACTCGTACCATAACCTGGTTACTCAGGCCACTTACGAATCACAATTGGGGCTCTTCAATGATGCTCTGGGTTCAGGAGCAGTAGTTTGCCCAGAAAACTCTTCTGACACAATGTCAGCGGCCCTGATTGAGCATGCAAATACATATAGCAGAGTCGCTCTTTTGTTCACGGACGAGAATGCCCCCCTGTCGGGAGCGTCGGGAGTAAAGACAACAGCTCTCACCCTTCAGGCCGAAGATGGTGCAGAACACGCAGCACTGTACTACCCATGGGTAGAGGTTCCAACTGGGGTTCCTGGAGTAACTAGATACATTCCACCAGTAGGATACGTCGCTGGTAAGCGTGCGGTTGCTCACAACCAAACCGGTCCACACCTTCCTGCAGCTGGTCTTATTTCGGCAGCTGGATTTGTGGTTGGCTTAAAGTCGGACATCAACAAAGCAGTTGGTGACGACCTAGACGCAAACTACGTTAACCCAATCAGAATTATTCAAAACACAATTAGAGTATATGGTGCACGTTCACTATCAGCCGACACGGACAACTTCCGCTACATCACGCAGCAAGACGTTGTAAATACGATTGTTACAGAGTGCTATCGCTCTATCGAAGATGTTGTGTTTAGCTCCATCGATGGCAGAAACACTATTTTCGCCAACGTTGAGTCACGACTAATATCGGTTCTGTCAGTCATGCGTAATCTTGGAGCTCTTTACCCAGCTTTTGACGCAAATGGCAAACAGCTCGATAACGGTTATGTTGTCAAGTGTGATACTTCACTTAACTCAACATTGCAGTTGTCTGAAGGTTTGGTCAAGGCAAAAGTTGGCGTTCGCGTCAGCAGCGTCGGTGACAGAATCGAAATCGATATTGTCAAGTCAAATCTAACTTCAACAGTAGTTTAAACAAAGGAAATTCCTCATGTCAAAAGTAGCTCAAAGACAAGTACTGGCAACGATAGAACCAAGCACTTTCAGCGACAACGCCAAACAACAGACCAACGTACAGGCCAACTTGCCTAAGTGGAATGGATTCCGCTTCGCTCAGGTGTCCGGTGGTGAAATAACAGCATCCGTGGAGAAAATCTACGAAGGTGGAAAGTCAAGACCAACAGTTCTTTGCGCCCCTTCAGAAATAGGCGACATTACGCTGACTGCTCACTACGATGACGACATGAACACCTCGCTTACTGCAGCCGGTATCGGCCGTAAACTCAAGGACTTGCGCAGATTTGTTGGAACGGCCTACTTTAACCTTACAGTAGCTGTTTACGACTGTGATATCAAGGACCCAACGAATGACCGCATTTACACAAACGCGCTCCTTGTTGGAATGACTGAGCCAGAGGGCGACTCGTCATCTGGGGCTCCAGCCACCTTCGCATTGACTTTCGCAATCTCAGACGTAGACGCCGCCTAAATATCCTAGTTGCAGCGCCGGGCGATATGTCTGTGCTAGATTTTCAGCATGAGCGATAATCCCCTGTACACGACCGAAGACTCCGAAGACGTAAAGAGCAGCAAAAAGGCTGTTCAGCGTGATGGAATTACCTCTTTTGTAAAAGAAGAGACACAACTTGACCGCTTGCGTTCTGTTGTAAGAAAGAAAGTTGAACGCCCTGTTGTTCACATCCCTGTCACAGAGCGTGATGGTGTGAGCATTAAGGTCAGTCCAAACATTACTCAATCGCAGATGAAAAACTGGAGAAAGTCAGCCGGTGAAGACTCACGAAACGGTCTCGATGCCACCAAGTTTGCTTGCCTAGTTATCGGTAATACAACTATCGGTATCTGTATGGATGATGAAGAAATCTTCGACGAGAGCGGTAATAACCTCAACTTTGCCCACCCGTTAGTTTTGGAAATGACCGATACGACTCGTCCGGTTCCAGACGCTGTACGCGCCATGTTTGGCGTTGACCCTCACATAGAGTCAGCCGCTTTGGCAATCTTGGACGCCGCTGGATATTCAGATACGGTTGCCGCGGTGGACCCTACGAAGGAATCTTCGACGAACTAGTTGAAGATTCCATAGTCATCTCCGCAGCAAGACTTGGAGAACTTTTCCACGTTAATCCGCTGGAACTTATGAACTTTGACGATAATGACTGGTTACTCCTTCTCGCCTGTGCTAAAGTAATAAGTAACGACCGCGAAGAGCAAGAGCGCAAGTCGAAGACTTAGGGATACAACCCCATAGCTTGACCGCCTTAGACTCACGTGATGTAAAAATCACTCTGGGCAGGCTGTATGGCAGACGAAAATATTAATGTAAAAATTAAATTTGATGCCCAAACTGCTGAAATTCGTCGTGCCATTGCGGAAATCGCAGTTTTACACAAAAGACTAGACAAGCTTTCTAGCGGTAGAACAGACAAGTTTGCCAACAGCACAAACAAAAGCCTAAAGAGCGTTACTAGCGGTTGGAAAAGAAGTTTTGACTTCATAGACAAGGGCGCAAAAATGGCAGGCAAAGGCTTGACCAAGTTCTTGGGAATGTCAGTCAAGGGTGTTGTTGCCGAAATGGCAATACTTGGCGCAACAATGATTGGAATCCACGCATTATTTGCTGCAGGACAATTTCTAGTCAAAGCCTATAGGGGGGCCATGCAGATGCTTTCGGCGGGCGCGGCGGGAGTGGTTGTTGCAATATCCGCAGCCTCAGCTGCCATCCGAGAACAGCAAGCAGCAATATACGCCTATAGAGGCAAGGGTGCTCCAGCGTTTGGGTCAGCAATGAACCAAACCCGCATGGCGATGAGAAACCTGCAAGCTGATGCGGCTTTATCAAGTCTTGGAATAGAGGCGCTTAATAAGGCATACGGAAATATGTCGAAGTCAATGAATACCAGTCAAATTAACCAAAGCGGTGGCGCAATCAAAGCTTTGATGGACTTTGGCTCGGCAGGTCAAGACCCAGCTAAAGGGCTTGAGCAAGTATCCATAGTTATAGCCGCACTTTCTGACAAAAAGAAAAACATCAGTGACGTAATTACTGAGGCCAAGAAGCTCGGCCCAGAGATGGAGTCGGCCCTAAAAAAAGCGAATGTCAAAACTAAGAAACAGTTTCAAGAACTTTTAATGTCCGGTGACCTTGCTAAAAAGGGTGGGGTGTCCGGGCAGTTTGACGCAGTTAATAATACTTTGATTAGCCAAATGAAAGGCTACTTCACTCGTTTACGTGGTGAATTCGCGGACTTCGGCGACCAGTTTCTTGAGCCGCTAAAAACTGCATTTGCTCGCGTTTTTGACAAAGTCAGAACCGACCTGATGCGTGTATTTTCTGCAATTCAGTACAGCTTTGGGGCCGAAGAAGGCATAAACAACTTCGCAAGTGCTGTAGAAAAAGCATCTGGTTGGTTGGTGAAGATGATTCGCGAATACCTGCCAGGCGCTATTGGTATGTTTGACAGGATTGGCGATTGGTATACCAAGTTTAAACGTGGCTGGAATCTTGTTTTGGACGCAACACGTCCATTGATTGATGGAGCAAAAGTTCTCTACGGAGCCTTAACCCCTGTCTGGGAAGCTATTAAACGAGGAGTTCAAAACCTAACGCTATTCAAAGACCTTTTAGAAGATAACAGTTTTTACGTTGAAGAGTTTGGTCAGCGAATAGCCGACATCATTGATGCCCTCTCTGAATACTTTATGGGGCTCAAGAAAAGCTTTGCCGCAATGGCTCCGTTTATAAACGACCTCCTAGGAGGCCTTACTCAAATATTTAAAATGCTTACCAAGGTTATGACTCTTGGTAGTGGTGGAGGGTTTGCGTCAGCACTTGCCCCACTCATGGGCGCTGCTGTTTTGGGACGAGGAATGGCCAACGTTAAGGGACGCTTGATGCCCAAGGTTGGAAACCATACTCAGACCATGAACGTAACGGCCAACAGCGTACACATTGCGAACAATGCCGGCCCAACAAATGCTAGTACAACGACTCAAGGCAGAATGTCTTCGGGCAGAACTGCTTCTCCTGTGGTTTATCCTGGTGGTAGCGCTTTGGGAAAAATTTCTGCACCATCTGCTTATGGTCCGTCATCTCCATTAAGTGTTTTTAAAGCCAAGACCAATAAAGAAGCATTTGCTGCTATGCGGGATATTCCAAACCGTAGGCTTATGGAAAACATGAGGGACGGTAGCAGAGTTCAAGTTCGCGGGAGCGATTTTGATACGAGACGCGTAGAACGATTTACGGCCAGAGAACAAATAGGACGAGGAGTCGGATATGCGGCTTTCGGGCAACCTAAAGACCCGTATGCCTCGCGTACCATCATGGGTGCTGATGGGAAACCGCAACCAAACCCAAAATTTAATTTATTGCATTCTGCTCAGTTTCGTGCCCGTCAATCCCTAGATGGTCGGTCAAGAGACGAATTACGTCAAATAGCAACAGACAGAGGAATCACCGGCATAACCGACAAGACCCCAAGGGGAGAAATCACCAGCCAGATACTTGCAAAGGGTGGGGTTAAGGACTTCAAAAACGACCCTCGTCCTGTCGGGATTGGAACAGGTCTGAAAAACGACCTTAAACGAGGAGCAAGTTTTGCTAGAGGGGGTGTAGACAGGGCTCAGTATGGGGCAAGACGAGCCGTAGGTGCCGCTAGGGGCGGAATGGCTTACTTGAACTCTGGTGCATTTGACCCAGAAACAGGCGAATATAAAGACCTAACAAAAGCACGCGGAGAACTTGCGGCACGAAGAGATGCAATCCTTAAGCCGGAAAACAATCGTGGGCGCTTAAGTAGGTTTAACGCAAAAGTTGCCTACAAGCGCGATATGAATCGTCTTACACGAAACGAAAGCAAATTTGGACAAGGCACCAAAAAGTTCAATAACAGCATGGGGGCCAAAGCCGGTATTGGTATGGGCCTAGGAATGGCAAGCCAATATGCCCCAGAAGAAATGCGTGGAGCCATGGCTCTCGGAGCAACCGTCGCCACCATCAACCCAATGCTTGGACTTGGTGTTGCAGGAATAGGCGGAGCCATGAAGGCCCAGGGCGCAATGAAGGGTGCTATATCTGGTGCTGCTGGTGGAGCGGCTCTTGGCGGAATGCTTGGACCGCAGGGTGCGGCTATTGGTGCGGGAATAGGACTAGTTGTCGGCGGAATAATGGGTGCCGTAAACAAGGGTAAAGCTCAGTTGGCCGAGGCTAAAGCGACTGTCATGGAAAGCTTCGGTCGTCTTTACATGCAGACGATGAAAAGCGCAAATGCACAATTCCAAAAAAACTCCCTGGCTTTTCAAAAAGGTGAAAGTCTTGATGGAAAAAAAGCCACCATGCTTGGGGTTGGAAAAGGATTTGCAAAAACTCAAAGCCGTATTCGCGGTTCCGTAGAAGGCGCAATAGCCAAAACTGGTGGAAGCTTTAAATATTCCGACAACGGCAAATTAGAATTTAAAGACCCAGTAGCGGCTCTTGAGGAGTACTACAAGACCGCGGAAGGGAGCAAGATTAGTGAAGAAGATAGAAAGAAACAAAAGAAAAAGGCAACCGGCACGCTGCGAACGCTGCTGGAACAGACCGACCCAGCCGTTCAAAAGCAGCTTGGAGAAATAGATAAACAAAACAGCGCAAGAATAGATGCGTTATCTAGAGCTACTGGTAAAAGCGGTGCAGAGCTAGAGCAAATGGCCAAAACAATGGGTGTTGACCTTTACAACCCAACCGTACAATACACCGAACTTTTAGGAAAATTTACTGCAGGAATTATAAAAACCGGAGCAGCCCTCAATGACGCACTGACTGATACTTTTCTTGCTGGAGCAAATCCATTCAAGAAAACAAGAGAAGCAGGGGAAAATCAAGCCGCTCTTAATCAGAACATAGCTGGTTTGGGTGACATTCTCCGTGGCAAAGGTAGTAAAGCTGAGAAATCAAAAGCCATTGGTGCATCTATGGAGCAGCAATTTGCACAGCTGCTCGCAGTAAACGGCGGGGACGCAACAAAAGCCTATTTAGCCTATAACGAGATGTATGGACAGGGCGAAACAGGTGGTGTTTTTGCAAAGGGCGCAGCACTGGAGGGACAAGGAAAAACAGTCCTGCAAGACAAAGACGTTATAGCGTCTCAAGCAGCCATAAAAGAGGGCGCAGTAGGTAACGCCGCTGAACAAATACGTGCAAGATTAGCAGACAAAGGAATGACTGTTGCCCCAGGTGTCCTGGAAGCAAAGCTAGCCGGAAAAACTCCTCAAGAACTAACAGGCATATTAGAGAATATTTCAAAATTTGACGAAAACAGCAGTGTTCCAAAGGGTGGTGAACAAAACAAGCTAAAAAAAGCAATAAGTGGAGAAACCGCAGCAGACGTAACGACAGGTCTTGAGGGCCTTCTGGGAAGCGGCGTAACGGTTACTGCTGAGGACCCAGACAAGCTTAACAAAATCGCCGATGCCGCTACTGATTTTTCTACCGCCGCAACAGGCCTAGAAACAGCAGTCACCACCTTTAACACCAACATGGAAGGCTTCTTTAAGGCCCCTCTCGGCGAAGCGCCAGGATGGTGGTCGGCAGGACTAAAGGTTACTGGTACGGGCGACGACATGCGTCTAATGCCTGGAGACACATCCACTCCTCGTGGAGGCGCTATCGGAGACACAGCAACAAGCAAGCTTTCTCAAACGATGGGTCGTCACGCTGCGATGAATGGACAGCTGACAGGAAAGAGAACGGTCACTTCTTCTCTTAGAGACTACGCACTTGGTTCAATAAATTCAGACCACGCAACTGGTTCTGCTTACGACCTCACAGGACAGAACCTTGGTCAGTACGCAAAGCTTGTTCATGCAAATGGAGGCTTTGCTGAGTTCCACGGCTCCATGGCCAATCGTCATCTCCATGTTGTTCCTGGTGCCGGAATGGGCGACACGTCATCACCTTCGACAGTTTCTACGGCATCTAGTTCCGGTGGCGGAACTAATAATTACTATACTTTTGAAATAAATGGCAATAACTCTTCTCCTGAAGTAATTGCCAACATGGTCATGGCCAAGATTCAAGACAAAGAACGTTCTGACAGGCAGAGAAGATAATGGCACTAAACAGCATCTCATACATAACTGTTGGTTACACAGACACGGATAACGCAAGCCTGAGAAAAGGCTATCCAATAAAGCAGTTGTTTAAGCAGACCGAGAATACAAACAACCCAGTGTACCCTGCTTCCTATACTCCCGTTTCTACGCAAAAATATTGGCTTCCGTTTCTCAGTAGTTCTCAGCAAGACTTTAATTACGTCGAATATACGGTAGGTGACGAATATGGGTGGGACGACGACGACAACCTAAGAGCACCACAGATACCGTTTTCAAACCCTAAAACTACAAAATATAACGAGTACCCGATTAATCATAAAATTGTTTTTGCAAGCAACCTTTATGTAGCTACTCAATACACATTTGAGTGGGGTCTTACTAAATTCAAAACCAACGCGAATCCATACAAGCTCTCAACAATTAGAAAATGGCGTAAATTTACGGATACCGATGACGACTGGCCGCAATACTGGTACCACCCTCTCCTTAAAACGTTTTATCTCCTGGACTCAACAGACGCCATAGCTGAACTTCCCAACTTTGACGAGTCGTCCCAATCAAGATGGGATGGCTTTATTGGGGATTCCCTAGACATGAATCTCGACAATTTTGACTTTGCTCAAATTAGAGAATTAGTATCTACTGGAACATCTGAAGCTGCCGCAACAAGCCTTGTAGCTTCATTACAACAAAGAAGCACGCTATTTACGGACAATGTTGCTATTGCTGAAGAAATAGCAAAAAAGAGCACCGTTGTTTACGTACCAACGCCTGTTAGGGAAACTTCAGGAAAGGCCGAACTTCCTTCAATGACTCAACGTAGGGCAACAAGCAACTCTACTACAAAAACAGTCTTAGACACATTTGAGTTCAGTCTCCGTCCTAACAATATTTCCTACAGCAATATTGGTGTTACATGGACAGAAATTGAACGTGTAAATAATTTTGGATTGGTTGATTATAAAAATAACAAACTTATGAAAATTTCTTTTGAATTTGTTGTTGAAGCACATTCCGGTGGCAAGTCCAGTATTTATGAATCATGTGAAGATAAACTTACAAAACTGCAAAGAATGGCAAATACTCCAGAATTGGTTACGTTTAAGAATTTTGACACTTTATTTACTGGTGGAACTACAGAATTAGATGAGAAAAAATACAGAGAGTGGGCAATTTTTGATTTGTCAATTTCGTCTGTTCAGAGAACCCCTCTTGAGGCATCACAGGATGCAGGACGCATAAGCCGTGCTACTGTAAATATGACAATTCAAGAAGTGCGTCTAAGTCCTGACAACGTCATTTTTATGCCAAAACTTCGTAAAGTTCCTGCTGTTCCAAACGCTCCAGGAGACACTCCTGACCCAGAATTATGTAGAGAGTTGGCAACAGACTCTTCTGAAACATCAAGACAAGGCGGAATTAAACTCAGCCCATGTTGGTACAAGAATCGCGGACTTCCCGTTCCTGCGGAGTAGTTGAACTATGCCTAAATTATTTTTACCATCCAGCGTGGATACCTTCGGAAGGTCTGAACCCACTGCTACTAGGTCAAACTTTCGAGGACCCTTTGAAAGAAAGCTAGTTATATCTTCTTTACCTGACAATTTAGTGTCGGATATTTCAGATAAAGTAACCGACTTCTCGGTTAGCTATTCAATAAGTCAAGCTTCCGAAATATCGTTTGACGTCATAGATGTTGATTTAAGCATGTCAAGAAATAACTATTTCATACTGGGAAGAGACGTAATATACGAAACGCAAACCCTGGGACGGGTCAATTCATTTACTGGTGAAGTAAAACAGGTCAGGCAGCTGTTTGAAATAGCTCAAGTTACATCAGCACAAGGACCTGGGGGTAGCGCTATCTACAGCGTTCAGTGCTATTCAAAATCGATTCAACAAATGAAGAGAGACAAATCTCCTGGAACGATTAAAGGCAACGGTAGTCAGTACGTTAAAAATGCAGCAAAGAAGTACGGTCTTGATTTCTACTGTGAAGAATCATCTAAGGCAAAAAATATTACTAAAGCAAAAGGTTCAAAGCAACAGGATTCTGTTTGGGATGTTTTGGACAGATTGGCAAAAGATGCGAAGTTTGTTTTATTTGAAGTAGACGGGATATTGGTATTTGCGTCTGAAACATTCTTGCTTCACAAATGGGGCTCAAACATAAGATATATAGACAAAAAAGTAGTCGATAAAAAAACTAAAAAAAAGTCTATAAAAAAGCTTGCTAGAAGATTTATCCCCTTGCAGTGGCCAAATAGTGGTCCTCAATACATAGGAACACCTGGATACTTTCGTCTTATTGAAAGACCTTCGATTACTAAGTCCGCAAACGACCCATATGCTGGAAATGGAAGCTGTCTGGTTGAAAGATTTAATGGGGTACAGATTCGGCCAGGAATGACGGCTTACGTTGGATATGTCCCAAACTCTTCTGGTTACTACTTAGTAGAATCTGTCTCTTTCAAGGAAATGACACCAGACCCAGTTGCTGTCGGTTTCAGAACATTAACTCGCGATGAAGAAAAAGAGGCAATCAAGCTTCTCCCTTTAGGTCAAAAATATCAACAAACATTTGTAAGAGATGCTCCGGGTCCAAGAACAACAAAAGAAGCACTGCGTAACGCGGCAGAAAAACCCATAACAAACACTTCTCCGCCGGACAAAAGAATTACCGGAAATAATCTTCCCACAGAA